TGATTTGTCTCAGCCATCTCAATGTCAGCGTTGCCGTTCGTGGTGTCAATCGTCGCAGAAAAGATCGGCTCTTCAATCGTCAGGTTAGTTCCTGCGTTCACGGGATAACGAAACACTTGAGAAAAGTAACCAGCAGATCTAGCAGCGCCCGGACTAAATCCACCGTCATACCAAGTATTCTCGCGGACGTTATAGATGATGCAGTTATTGCACTCTTCCGAGTCCCCATGAGGGTAAAACCACCAAATCTCGCCAAATCTCGGCACTTTAGTCGCCCAGACTTTCTGCCTCTGAGCATAGTTCAGGTTGTCAAAGAAGTAGTTCTGGTTCATCGAATTGGGGATCTCTCGAACTACCCCGTTATATAGAAGAAATCTATCAACTCCAGCCCAGTAATAAATACCGTCATATTCAATAACAGACTGAGAAGAAAGAATAGAACTTTGCGTAGAAATGGTGTCATAGCGCCAGTAAGTAGATGGAGCCCAGTTACCCGTACCCGCAACACCTAAAGACTGTGGCGCATAGGAAACACGAATAAGTGAGTCCAAAGACCAAAATAAACCCGATGGGGAGTTAGAACCACCCCGAACAGGCAACCCCTTCACGATCTTTGTAGAGGCCGCAGAAACCTCATTAGACTCCGCGCTGTTCCAATCAAACGGATCGCCTGCCGCTGAGTTCTTAATCAGGCCGTTATCCCCATAAACGAACACATAAGGGTGCAAAACTACTACACCCCCAGAGACCTCAATAAGGTTACCCGTAGGATTAGCCCCATTAATGTCTTTTAAGGGGGTTGTCACCGACCCTAAAACAGAAGCGCTCAATACAGGGGTGACAGCAGTGCTATCAATCTGCGCTAAATTCTGACCGGGGTGTGCTAACAACAAAGTGTTAAACGACCCTGCCGCATCGTACATCGCATCAAACTGCCAGAGGTTTAGGCTACTTGATGTAAACCCTGATTGAACCGTCGCAACTTTTACCGAAAACCCAGAACCTGTACCGCCAATAGCTGAAGCTGGCGCACTCAAAGAGTCGCCAACCGAATAAGAAATTCCACTTGTCGTAATCGTAACCGTCGTGACGGCATTACCAGACACAACTATCGTTGCTTTAGCGCCAGTACCAGAACCGCCAGTAAGACTAATATTTGTATAGGTGCCGTTAGTATATGAAGAACCACCAGTAAGTGTCCCTAAGGTAAGAATTGAGCCGCCAAAGGTAAAGGGCGTAAGCCCTGCACCGACACCGTTGTTATCAACAGAAAACGTCTCTAAACCAGCAGAATAACCGCTATAAATTCGATTAACGCCATCTTCAGAATTGACATAGATGCCACGGGATAAACCATGTATCTGATTGGTCATTGACCGATAACCCGCTATTTTACGCGGACGACCTCGCTGAAACCGAACCCAACGACCATCAACATAAAAGTTTTTGTCAAAATAAGTTCCATCCCGCTGTATGCCGGGCTGTGTATCTAACGAAAATACTTTTGCGGTCATGTGAACGTCCCACCGCTAATGCCACTGGTGAATGTTCCTGTAGTGCCAGATACAGCGCCACTAAATGTTCCTGTGGTTGCCGAAACCCCTCCGTTTATAGTCAATTCAGATGCAGTAAGAGTAAATTTATTAGAACCAAGAATTGACATATTAATTTCGCCAGCGGCTGCACGGTAAATACCTGTGCTAACTTCGCTGGCAAAGTTAAGCGGTGGAGCAGATACGGTGCCATTCGGTAAAGAAATAGTAGTTACGCCTACAGAAACGGTAACTGCCGAAATTAAGTTTGCTGAGTCGCAGATGAGGATAGAGCTCTCGCCCTGAGCCAGAGTGACGTTGTTACCGCTTCCAGTAGTGAATGTCACATCGTAGTTACTAACGCCACCTACGGCCTCGTTGACCATGTAGTAGACCTGTACGGTCGGAGGCAGAGTCACCGTAGCGTTACCCGCTAGAGTTCCTGTGTACTTCTGAATGACATTCGAGGCTTCGGTAGTGGTCAGAGTAAACGATCCACCAGCGGATACATCTTTCGTTAACTGGGTAAAGTTGAACAACGTAGACTTGCCTAAGCCTACTGTGTAGAAAGCCGTTCCCGAACAAACCACAATACAAGAGTCTGTCGGCTGCATAATGATCGAAGCCGATCCGTTAATCAGCGTTCCACCTTGAGCCGCTACCGTCAGCGCCCCAGTTCCTGCGTTTCTCAGCATCACAAACCAGTTGTTGCCGAGGTTGCTTACTGTGTCCAGAGTTAACGTACCAGCACCACCCGTCCACACATACGTCTGCGCACGGTAAGTAACGCCTGCGGTTGCATCTGTGCTAAACGTCGTGACAGGGTGGGACTGATTTAGAGTCACCCCAGAGGCCAGCAGGCCATAGCCAGCTAGTGTTGCAGCATCTGCCGAAGATGAGCCAACGCCAAACGAAATGACGCCCCATGTACCCGCTTCATCAGGGTTTGTCGTGATGTAGATGTACTTCGCCTCACCAGCCGCAACCGAGATGATCGTGCCAGCGTTGTCGTAAGTCTTAACGGTAAACGTATTAGCACCGACGTTACGGATTAAAGCGTCGTTACCTACAGAGGTTTGGTTAGCAGGCGGCATGTACAGCGACAGACCCGAAGTCGTCGCCGTGACGTTCATAATCCGAGCTGCATAGTCATCCGTGGCGTTACCGTTGATAGGCCACTGAAGCTGCGTATTCGCAGATAAAGTTACCGCACGGAAAGAAACATCCGTCGGTTGGATTACCTGCCCAGTAAAAGGACTGTTGTAGCTCATAATTAACTATCCAATGCAACGGCTTGACGGTCACCCATACGCTGGATGTCTTCAGCCTTCAAGACCTGCATGATCTTGTCGTACTGAGCCTGCCACATCGGTATGCGCTCGTCGTTCTTGAGGAATGGCATTGCTTGGAGTAGCGATCCATACAGCAACGCCTGCGGTGCATAAATCGTGAACCAGTTCGTCTGGTTCGAGGAATCTAGCGGCTGGATACGCTCGTAGTACAGCACCTCAAAGTTGTAAGCAACATCAGGGGTGGGAGCGATTAGCCAGTGGGTGTAGTCGTAATCTGCGTAGTATTTCGGGGCGCCAGTGTCTGTAGGGTCAGGCCAATACTCACGCAGATACTCGTATTTGCGCAGGAATACAGGCTGTCTGACACCGCCTACGGTCACGTTCATGGATACAGTCTTGTGCCACCGCGCAGGCTTGTCTATGACCGCCTGATTAGCTACAAGGGTAGATGTCATCGGCGTTAGGTTGCCGAGAAACTTAATCTCCGCAGCAATCACCTGCTCTGCCAGCATGATGAAAGTCGGAATCTTTTCCAGCGTCGCTTGGTCGGTACGCTCTAAGTAACTTGATATGTCAGATACCAAGCTCGAATACGTCATTACGGCTGCTGTCGTCATTACCACACCTTTTTCTTGATAGATTCAGGCTGCGGGACGAATTGTTTGCCTTGTCGTGTACCCTCTCTCTTGGCACGGGTCGTAGCACCGTACTCGGCAGGAGTTAGTTTTTCTCGGGCTTGTTTCGGCAAATATCGTTCGCCTGTCGCCTCGGAACCTTGTGTGGACGGCTTACCAGACTTTGTGCCCCAGTCTTCTTTTGTCCACTTTGCAAGTGAATTATCGGCCTTTTTTGCGCCTTTGTAACCCCCTCCCGAGGCTTTATATTTCTGTGTTGCTAACTGAGCTTTGCGGGCGCTCCATTCCCCCGGATCACCCCCCTTACCAGAGGCTTTCACAGAGGCAACAATACGCTTCCACTTAGCAGGATCTGACTTAACGGCGCTGCTCATAGCTCTGCCTCACTTCGTTATATTGTGCGTAGCACTGCTTGAGGGCGATTCTAATTTCGTCGGCTTCTCTAGCGATCCCGACAACCACTTCGCTATCCTCTCGGTAAAGCTCTCGGGCGGTACAGGCACTTGATCCAGCGCTGGAGGGATTGGACACGGCACTGGTTTGGGTGGGGCGCTCCGGCCTGTTGCGCAAGCTGTTAGCCAAAGCGGTATTACGAGCAACCAAATCACGCGTCTCACGGTCTTTCTCCTGTCTTAGCTTGTCTGCACCCATCTGAAGTTGCTGCTGCCGCTCTACGGCCTCCTGAAGAGCTTTAGCGTGGGCTTCGTGCTGCTTTAGACGCTCCGCATCCCACTCTGCATGTACAGCCGCCTCACCATCGCTCTGCCCCTTAAAATAGCCACCAGAAGCCGCTAAAACGACCGCTAGGACGCCCGCGAGAATAAGGTAGGGGTTCACTTAGGCTCCGCAAAATACAGCGCTATTTCGTCATTCCTGCGTTTAACCAGCCCCGGCAATACTTTACCGCCAGCTTTGGTGAACTTTAGGAACTCCTGCTTAGCCCCCTCAAAGTCCCCACGGTTATGCTTCTGCCGCAGAGTAGACCGCTGGAGAGTGCCTAGCCCAACATTGAATGCAAAGCTGACCAACGCCCCCAAG